ACTTATCTTTTTCTGCTTGACGGAAATCTTTAATCGTTTTTTCTGCCTCATCTAATTTTTTAGATAACTTAAAGTTTTTAACCTCTAATGATCTAAAGATGATATTAAGGATCTCCGCTTGATTGATAGTAAAAGACTCAGAGAAAAAGTTTTTGATTTCAAGTTTATTGTCATTCCACTGGTCCTCATACGTACCAGTTACATTAATATGACGGATTAAATCTTGTTTGGAGGGTTCATTAATATCTCCAACAAAATCATCCGTATTCCATTCATCAGGATCAATTCCTTTACCAAAATTAAGAGGTAATATTTTTTCATGATTAGTATTAATGCTCCATGGATACTCACCTAAAACAGAAGCAAGCTTCTCTGTATCAGTATTAATGCTCCGCGTTTCGCGATCAAGCGGTTCTCGCCATTCCTCCTGATCATACGCTTCAAAATTTTTTTCGTGATCCAGCTCCTGATAAACAAAATTGATCAGGAACTTTTTAAAAAATAATAAGTCTTTTTTTTCTTCTTTCTTTTTAACCATGTTTCCTCCTAAAAGTTAAAGTCGTAAAATTTTCTTGGTTCATTTGCTAGTGTGTACTTATTACCACCAGTATCTTTCCATTCACCACTCTTATGTTGGCGAATATAAAACGAATGATTGTTTGTATTGGATGTAATATCCCATTTTTGTTTATGTTGATCGGCAAGGTGACCTGCAAAGCCACCATCAAACCATTCTTTTTTCCATTCAAGCTCTTTACAATCAAGAGCTCGGATAACTATTTTTTTGTCTGTTTTAATTTCAACCACCTCAAATGGTTCGACGTCCGTGTAACCGTGTTTGTTAGCGTATTTTTCTGTAATCATTATCTTCTCCTTTATGTTTATATAATAATTTATAATGATTTATAATATATATTCAATACTTATTGATATTATGGCTGTTTTCTGGGGTTATTTGAGGGTACAGTTTCCCTCTTCATCGACCATTAATATGCGTATCTTGAGTTTCTTCTGGAGGTCTGTTTGTGTGCGTGTGATGAGATATCCTTTGTATTTTCCTGACTTGCGTGTGCTTGTTGATTTAACATCAACTAATAATATTTCTCCGTGCTCATTAATACCAACGAGATCACAAGGACCTAGGCTTGAGAGATTATCAAAGACATAGTAACCTTGATCCGATAGAAATTTAATTGCTTGGATGTGCGATATGAAACCTTTTTGATGTTTTCTATTCACTTGATTTATATACCATCAGTGATGATAGGTGTCACGTGGTCCGTGATCCGTGGTTCACCTTACACTACTTACACCTTTTCCGACCCCTTTTAAAAAAAAAAAATTTAAAAACGAAATACTAGTGTAAGGTGTGTCAGGTAGACAAAATAATCGTTTGTTTAAGCCATAAACTACCTTACACTTGTCGAGTTTTAGTAGTGTAAGCCTTACACTAGTAGTGTAAGGTAAAAATATTGATTGGCAGAAAACAGCCATTTTGTTCTTTGCACCACGAGGAAAATAATTTATATGTTGATTTATAAAGAGGGTTAGAAATAGTGTATTATGGTTAAAATAATTGATGGAAGAAAATCACGCAAGTTAACACCAATGCAATTACGATTTGTTTATGAGTTTTGTACTAAGACATTAATGGGCTTGCAATCTGCATCTGAGTCTGCGCGTAAAGCAGGATACTCTGACTCTGCAGCTAGAAGATCTGCTTGGGAGTTACAAGATCCAAAGAAATATCCATTGGTTGCTGAGGCTATCTACGATATGAAAAAAGAACTAGCAGATAAGTATTCTGTTAGTATGGATAAGCATGTTGCAAGGTTAGATAATCTTAGTAAAAAAGCTGAAGATGAAAAACATTATGCAGCAGCGATCAATGCTGAGGCTTTAAGAGGTAAGGCTGCAGGATTGTATGATCCAACAATAAGAATGGAGAGTGCTGTTGAGAACTTACCGCGCGATCAACTATTGCAAAAACTAAGTGAACTACAACGCAAAGGAATTCCAATTGTTAATGAAGAGAATGTCATTGAACAAGAAGAGACTAAGCCTGAACCAAAACTAATTGAACAAGAAAAGAGTAATGACTAGAAAAGAAATAAATGAACAATATGGTGATCTTAACCTTTTATGTGTAGATGGTATGGACGAAGCTATTATTGGTGTAGCTCAACAGTTTAATACTATGTCTGTGGCTTACAATAGAAATAAATGTATTGAAATTTTAATGAGGTGGGGCGGAACCCATTTAGATGCAGTAGAGTATTTTGAGTTTAATATCATTGGTGCTTACGTAGGAGAGAACACTCCTACTTTTATAGATTTATGACAAAAGTGTTTTTATTGGTTGTTAGTTTATGGGGTTACAATGGTGACACCTGGGTTTATACTGGTAACCAAATGGTTCTTGGAGATCCAATGCCTAAAGAACAATGCGAGGAAATTGTAACTAAGTGGACCAAGTTTGAAATGAATAAATACTTTCGTTTCTCAATTGAGTGTATTCAAGATTTTCATAAGAACATATAATCGCGTATCTGTGCTTTTTAAAAAAATAATCAATTAACAATGATAGAATGAAAGAGTCTTACTTTGTTAAATTAATAAAGAAGAAGCTCACTATTTATGACTGGTTGCGCATTGAGACTACAACTCTTCATGGGTTCCCTGATATGATTGGAGTTGCTCCACGTTTAGATACGATCTTCATTGAGGCTAAAGTTGCAACTGGTAACAAGATCAAGTTGAGCCCACATCAAATAGCAATGAACATTAAACTGTGGAAGGAGACTGGAGGTTGCAATTACATATTGGTTTATCAGCAACACGCGAAGCACCTTCCCCCAGAGATGATAAATCTGTATGAGGGAAGGTTATCGCTAGATCTCTCACGAAACGGTGTACTCGAACCGCCAACGAGGGAAGGTTGGGATACTATATCTAGTTTTTTAAAAAAAGTTCACGGTTCGCGCCCCACGAAAAGCGAGGAAATCTGCGGTAAAACAGGATAAGGTACGATAATAAAAGCTTATCGTAAGTTATAATCGTGGGAAATCTGCCATTAATCGCGAAAAACGTTAGGGTACCTGTGAATTATGGTAAAAATGGCGGAAAACCGCGCTTATCTACACCCCAAAAAGTCCCGTACACACGCGAGGGCGAGGGCTCAAATGCATGTTTCAAATTTTCAGCCACCAATTTTTCATATGAAACACTTTTTTATAGGGTATACCCCTTTTTTTTAGTATAAAGAGGGTAGGAGTCCCAATGGATCAAAAAAATAATAAATTTGAAAAGTATTCGGACGAAGAATTAAGGCTTTTATTAGCAATTGCGATGCAGGATGATGCAGCCAAGGCAAAAGATAGCTTTATGCACTTTGTTAAAATGGTTTGGCCTGAGTTTATTGATGGATATCACCACAATGTAATGGCTAAAAAATTTGAAGACATAGCATCTGGCAAGTTAAAGCGATTAATTGTTAATATGCCACCAAGACACACTAAATCAGAATTTGCTTCGTACTTATTTCCAGCTTGGTTAATGGGTAAGAAACCAAAAACAAAGATAATCCAAGCAACTCACACAGCAGAGCTCTCATATAGGTTTGGTAGAAAAATGCGTAACCTTATGGACGACGAAGGATACAAGAAAATATTTAAAGATGTTCGATTACGTGCAGATAGTAAAGCATCGGGACGTTGGGAAACAAATCATGCAGGAGAATATTTTGGAGCTGGTATCGGTGGTGCTATTACTGGACGTGGTGCAGATCTATTGATCATTGATGATCCTCATTCAGAGCAAAGCATCAGTGAAACTAATTTTGATAATGCATTTGAGTGGTATATGTCAGGACCAAGGCAACGTTTACAACCAGGTGGAGCTATAGTTGTCGTAATGACACGTTGGTCGGAGCGCGACTTGACGGGCCGTTTAATAAAACAACAAGCAGAAACTAAAGCGGATCAATGGGAGGTAGTAGAGTTCCCTGCTTTACTTCCAAGTGGTAAACCTATTTGGCCCGAGTATTGGAAACAACAAGAACTAGAGTCTATCAAATCAAACTTACCTGTTATGTCGTGGGAGGCGCAATATCAACAACAACCAACGTCTCAAGAAGGAGCAATTATTAAACGTGAATGGTGGAAGATGTGGGATAAAGAAGATATGCCTCAACTAGTTCATATTATTCAAAGTTATGACACCGCCTTTAGTAAAAAAGAAAAAGCCGATTTCAGTGCTATTAGTACATGGGGAATTTTTAAAGCAGGATATAATCAGGATCAAATTATATTATTAGATTGTATCAAAGAGCGTTGGGAATTTCCTGAATTGAAAAAGATTGCTTTAGAACAGTATGAGTATTGGGAACCTGAAACAATTATTGTCGAAGCTAAAGCAAGTGGCATGCCTTTAATACAAGAACTTAGACAAGTAGGAATTCCTGTGGTAAGTTATTCGCCGTCACGTGGTAACGATAAGTTAACAAGAGTAAATTCTGTGTCTCCTATTTTTGAAGCGGGTCAAGTGTGGGCTCCTGAAGGAAAAAAATTCGCGGAAGAAATGATTGAAGAATGCGCCGCATTTCCTTATGGTGAGCATGATGATTTAGTTGATAGTATGACGCAAGCCTTAATGCGTTATCGTCAAGGTAATTTTATTGCGCTGAAGGATGATTATGAAGACCCAATTAAACCTATTTACGAACAACAACCCGAGTATTATTAAATGGTAGCTGCAGTACCTCTAACGGTTATCGCGACACAGATGGGAATATCTGTTCCTGCTGTCATTGATTATTTTAAAGGGCAAAACATAGATCTTTCAGGTTATGGTGCCAATGATTTAGTGGACCTCGAAACATTATTCCCAGAGACTGAATCACAACGAATTAAAAAATACAAGACATACGAGGATAG